CACACGACATACTCATTTACGAAGGGAAGGATTGGCGTAAGTGGAAACAACACATTGGAGAAGAAGGAGTTCAATGGATTGAAAGAGTCGTTGATGAGTGGTGCGATGCTGATGGTGGTGTTATTGGTAGCGAATACGAAATACTGTGGGAGGTGACGGCATGAGTAAAGAAACACCTTGTCCTGTATGCGGTTGGTGGAATGAAAGAAATGACGCTTGTATCTATCATCCCGATGGCGTGGAGGTGACGGCGTGACAATAGTAACGGGTGAAGAAATAAGATTCAGTCATTTCAAGATAGAGTTTCGTGTACACTTTGGAGAGCATGATGAGTTAGACTCTCGTGACATTCAGTTTTATGAAGGTAAAGAATGGCGAGAGGTTCACAAGATTGTAGCGGAGTGTGAGGCTGGAAGGGCTGACCAATACGATGATGATGAATTCAGAATAATTTGGATTGAAAGATGTTCAAGGGCGACTGACCAATTCGGAGAATACATGGGGTGGGACGAATACTCAACCCTGTGGGAATGTGAGGAGGTGACGGCGTGACTGATGAAAGTTATAAGCGAATCATAGAGAGGGTGATTTACACGGTAGGTATCACCTTAGGTATTTCTTTTATATTATTCTGGATTGGTTGACATGCTTAAATGTAGTATATGTAATAGAATTGTTTTACCAACTGAGACTCTTATTGATGGTGATTTCTGTATTGAATGCTGGGGTGATGCAGATGACTAACGGTGGAAATACCGTTAGAAGCGTTATCATGGAAAAGATGCTTGAAGTGATACCACACCTTGAGAAGGAGTTTTCGGCAAGGCAGATGCGTGACGTTCTTGTATCACACAAAGTGAGAAGCGTAGGAGGTATTGCTAGTGTAGCATTCATCCTTAAGATTCACCCTTCCTTCGATATTAAAGCAGGCTCAGGAAATCATAAGAGTAACTTATACTATTATACAGGTGATGTAGATGAGTGATTATTTAACAGTGAAAGATAATTTAGATATTGAAAACTTCTCTCTAGTGATTGATGGCGAGGAGTTACTCGTAACATGCGAAGTATCAATGGAAGGTAAAGAATGTTTATTCGGTTGTAATAAAAATAACAATGATAATAAACTCTACATGTTAGACAACGGGCAATACCTTTACAAGGGGTTGTGTTGTGGCGTGTTTACTCTATTAGAGGTAAATGGTGAGGACAATGGATTGGCAACCAGATGAAGAAATGTTGGCATGGGGTAGAGAGAACTTTCTCGCTATCCCTGTAGAAGGTATATGGAGTCCTGAAGATGCAGGGGTTACATACAAGAAAGTGAGTGAACATAGTTTTGCATTGATGATGATGTATAATCATCCTGATTCGCAACAACATCATGAAAGATTAAAGGTCTTGATGGGCGAGTGCGGTTACGAAGTTTTGGAAGGTGACGGAGAGATGGTCACCCCTCCTCTTAACCCTCAGTCACACATTGAACAAGAGTTCATGATGAAGCAAGAGAGAGCACGCAACTGGCTTTGTCCTGATTGTGATTATCCTCTGGCTAACTGTGACCTTGAAACTCGTGTCGATGAATACGTAGAGAATGTTGAAGCCGAACTAAGTAATGGTGAACATGCAGATATAGAACTATGGCGTTGCACGATTAAGTGTAGCGGATGTGATACTGATATCAACATGGACCCTAGTGACTATCATCTATTGGCTGGCGATTCTTCGTTCATGAGATGTGAAATTAATAATAAAACTTACATTGGTTTGGATAGAAAACAACTGAAAGAACTTGCCGATGCAGGTGTGTTAGAAGGACAAGTCCTTGGCGGTAAAGTCGATGGTCACAAAGTCCCTCCGTGGATGTGGGGTATGTATTGTCTAGTATTAGACAAATCACCTATTAGCATTAGAGGGGAAGAAGAGTGAAGAACTTTGAAAGGCGTCTTTGGGAAGACGACTCTAAAGTTCAAAAGTGGTCATCGGGTAAAGGGAAGTTACGTCTTGCGTGGATTGGATGGCGTAAAAGAAACTGGATAGACCTCAGAATCCTTAGAAGGGAAGATGAAGATTATGTTCATACAAGAGAGGGAGTGAGAGTTACTCCTGACCAATTAAGAGAATTACTACCAATTTTAAAAGAACTCCTTGACACTATAGATAATGTCGAGGAAGAAGAAGAAAGGAATAAATGATGCTGTTACAACGTGCTACGGTATTAATTTCTAAAATGCCTAATCTAAAACCAGACGAACTCACAAGAGATGAAGCACACGAACTGTGGGCTTTCCTCAATTCAGATAAGAAACTTTCAATTTCTAAATTAAGACTGAAAGTAAATCTAGCCGCTGAGTGTGGAGTATTCGTTGAGCAATTAGATGCTGTAGCGAATGGTGCTACGTTGGCTCAGGTGCTTACTATGGAGTCTTCAGATAGTAAGGGAAAGAAAGTAGAAATATCTTCAATTGTTAATCTTTTAACTACTGTTGATGAGAACTCAAAGGATTGGGTCATACCGTTATGTCACTCTTTAAACATAAACGAAGCCGAGTTAGTTTGGCGTTGGGCACTTAAAGAAAGGTGGCGTTCTATTCGTAATAGGATGGCTAGATGGTGTAAACATAATTCTGGTTTAGATGAAGAAGACATAGATGTTACCACATTAATAGATATAATTTACAATGAAAGTAAAATAGAAATAACTTCTGATTCGTTAAAAGACTTCAATCGACTTAAGGTATGGAAGTCATCCTCACCTCCTCAAGAGTTCTGGTTTGTGGGTCTATGCGATACACTAGTTCACTTGAGTAGTGGGATAGCGAGAGAGCGTAATGGGAAACTTCATGGTAAGTTCACCCCGTTACTTGACGAGATAGATTCATGCTGGTCATGGTGTAACAACAAACTAACTGAGGTAGAGGATAGGTATCATAACATAGAACAAGATATATCATTCTCAAAGTATCAAAAGCCGTTACCTATATCTTGGGGTGAAGTTAATACTGTTCTCACTGAATACCCTAAGGGAGGTTTTCTCATACTTCATGATGGTGAGTATTATCTCTATACAAACGGGACTACTCGATTCATAGTCCAAGCATTATCTCATCGAAATATAAAATCCATCGGTCATCAAATTACTTTCGGTGTTAAAGATATAATAGATTCTATAGAAGTAGGCACGATTGAACTACCTATCTTACCGTTTGAACTTGAGTATGCACTCAAGAAAAGAACGGTAAACGTATACGATACTCATTCTACTACCGAACTAAATGATTTAATTTTAGTGATAAAGTATTCTTGGTTACCTGAAAAGGGTTGGACATGGGTTTACGAGAAGGTAGACGAGGACTTAGGTATTGGTGACGTTGACCAATATACTGACTACATATTGACTACGGGTGAGGCATTTGAGTGACACGTTAAAAAACATAGGTCTGGGTATTATACTATCCTCCGCTCGCTTCTCTGTATCAGTGCCTAGAGTTCACTGGGGATTTGGTTTCACTGTAAATCTATACATACACTTCCCGCATAAAAATCCTAAGCAAGTGCTCTGTATGAAAATGTGGGCTGATGAAAAAGATTTACAATTAAAGAACAGGCTCAAGGGAAAGGAAGCGTGTAAAGATTGGTTGGGTGAACTGGAGCCATTTCTTGATATCCTAACTGACAAACGTGGTTATGACAAAATGAAATGGATGTTAGAGAATCCTATGCCACGTTGCACACCTAATACTCCTACCAACGTATTCTACGATTGGGTTGAAAAATGGGATGACTTTAATGAATCCTATATAAACCAACAAAGAGAAAGGGAATGATGAAGATGAACTGGAGTGAACGTATTCGACCTACCACTGTGTCGGAAATTGCGGGTAACAAAAGTTTCGTTAGTGATTTTGAATCATGGATTGAAACAGATAATTACCCAGCCGCACTTTTATTAGTTGGCCCACCGGGGACAGGTAAGACAAGTGCTGGTAATGCAATAGTTCACACCATGCTTGGTGAATGGAACAACGAAATGAATGTGCTTTGGACAAATGCTAGTGATGATAGGGGTATCTCTTACTTGCGGGAAAATATCAAGACCTTTGCACGACTATCTGGTATTGGTGTTTCTCGTAAAATCATCTTTTTAGATGAAGCCGATGGTCTGACAAGTAGTTCCCAAGATGCTCTTAGGGGTATCATGGAGAAGTATGCCAAGCGTGTTCTCTTTATCCTCACTGCTAATCACTTAGGTAAGATTTCCTCTGCTATACAAAGCAGGTGCAAAGTTTACCAGTTTCAAAGACTTAGTTCAACAGATGGTGCGGAACACTTGATGAGATTAACTGAATCATGTGGCGCACCTATAGAGTGGGAACCTTTCTATGGTGACGTAGTTGATTACGTTAATGGCGACTTACGTGCTGCTATAAACTACTTAGAGGCGTTACCCAAGAAACCTGATGCACTCTTATCACTAAGTCAACAAGAAGAAGTATCGGATGAGGATTTTTGGGATTCCCTTAGTAAGGGTAAGTTCTCTTACCTCTGCGATGCACTCATAGAAATAGCAACTGAGAAGTCGCTTGTAATAATGATGAACACATTCCACCGTTTTGTGAAGAAGCACATAGACACATCTCCTGATGTGGTGTTTGCGTCTTTCCTCGTATGGGGCGAGATGTATGAACACGTTTACGAATGGAGAGGTAGTGACGAAATGTTTGTTCATGTCTTGGTGGCGAAATTGAAAAAAGAAATGAGGTGAAAAAATGAATACTTGGAAAGATGAAGATGAATTTGAAAGTGGAGATAGCGAAGATAATGATACGATGTCATTACCGGATGGTGTGATGAGTAGAATTAACTCTTATGCTGAAAGAACAGGAACAAAGGTAGAAGATGCTACCCAGAAATTCCTTGATTACATAGCAGAAGAATACGGTTGTCAAAACCCTAATGAAGAAGATGAAGACTTGTTACTGGATTGGTCAGAACAAGTGTTCGTTCAAACAAGAAAAGATAAGAAGAGCGCAAGTAAACTCTCACAATGGGTGGGATGTTTCGTTGGTATCGCTCCGCAAAAGAAAGACCGCTTGAAAAATATCTTGGCATATTACACTAAGGAGTTCAAGCAAGACCCTGAGGGGACATTAGGCTCGGGAAGAGTAGGTGTCTACGAAGATGATGATGGTGCATGGTCATTGAAAACATCTAATGGTGTTGTATTACTTGATGAACCATCCAATGCAGACCCACCACATGGTTTCAAGGTTGGGAATGAATGGCTGTGTTTAACTACACGTGCTGGTAAACCTTCACCAAAAACCCGTATGGGACGCTACGCTTACTTCCTCGGTGGGGAAGAGAGTGACTTTGTATCTAATGGAGCAATCTCGATGTGGAGAGTAGACATCACTGGAGACAACGTAGATATGGAATTACAAATAGGTAGACCATGTAAGATATCTGTCATGCCTCCTAAGGATGATGCGAAGGATTTCTTTAAGACTGTTGTAACTACTTACGCTGACTTCGCTCCTGTATACACTGATGAGTTTGTAGGTGAAGGACTTAGACCACTACTACAACCTAGTAAGTTCTGGGTCAACCCAGAGTTCCACGACATGTATTCTCCAATTGATGATTTGGAAGAAGCCTTTGAGACTGGTAAGGAAACTGGTAAAATTGAGGGTGAAAGAAAAACATGGGGACCACTGATTATCACTAAGGGAACCATCACTAGCATGAGCACTGAGCCTCGTGATACTGAGTATGACCCAGACGGTTACAACTACAGTATGACCCTTTCAAGCAATATCACTGGTGACGTAGATTGCTGGATACCCGGTGCTGTCGGAGATATCACTAAACCATTCCAATGTGGATGGGGAGATGATGCATACGATTACGCTGAACTATCCACTGTCTTTGTCTTTGGCCGACTAGGTATGAAAGACCGTGATGGATTGCTATCACCTAAGATGACAGTCTTTGGAGTATACGCTGACCCACGACGTGTTAGACAACGTGTAAGCGGTGGGGATACAGGAGTGAATCAGTTTAACTGAGGTGGTGATGTCATGGGAGGTTTCGGTGCAACAGTAAAACAAGAAGAAGAAAAGAAAGTAAAGGCTAAGGCTGATACTGGTAACGCTATGTCGTTATCAGGTTCAGACCCATTTGTTGAACTTAGAGTAGAAGAGGCAGCACAGAAACCTTTGTTACTCAGTCATCAATTTGTAGGAATTGCAGCACATGAAGGTGCAGGTAAATCCGCTGCTGTATTATATGCTTTTCAGAATGACCCCGAGAGAACGGATGAAGATAAACTCGCAGCCATCGATTTCGATGGAGGGGTGGCTATGCTTAACTCAGCCATTTACAAGGATGATAAAACCATTTCATGGAATCCTTGGAAGATGGGTGTAAACGATAGAACCGCTTACAATTACCCGGGCACTCATCAACGTGTCATGGACATCATGAAGTATATCATCAGTGAAGTTGAAAACGGTGTCCCTTACTGGGGTGTGCTAATCAGTGGACTAGATTCATGGCTTGAGATATGCACAAACAACATGCGTATCGTTGACCTTAATCTAGCAAGTGACGGTATAGACTCAGCAGACATCCGTGGTGCGGGTGATGCCAAGCGTGTAGAGCGACAGTCTGATTGGGCTATCCGTAATACAAGATTCCATCAATTAACTAAACTAAGCCGTGACCTTGTTAGACTCGGTGTAAGAGTATATTGGGAAACCCACCTAAGGGCAAGCAATTTCTCTTACAAGGATGATGGGCCTACTACATGGCAACCTGAATGGGAGAAGAGAACTAATAATTATCTCCCTACAATTATTTGGATTGAAGGTGAAGATATATCAGACGATGAAGGAGTTGTCAAGAAGACTGTTTACAAAGCAAAGTTCGTTAAGTGTAAAACTAATCCGCAACTTGTAAATCAGTCTCGCATACTTTGGACCACGCATGTAGGTGGCCAACCTGAATGGAATGGTCTACCTGAATTATACGATGGGAGTTTGTAACTTACTCAATGTAGGTTTTGTACAGTAATGAAAAGGAACTTTCGGTATTACCCGTACAGCGGTATCCCTCCCGCCTTTTCCCCTACATTACAGGAGTTGATAATATGACAAAAATAACAGTAAATACAAAGAAGTTCCTAAACTTCCTGTCAGGATTTTGTAAAGATATACCTGACTTACGTATCGATTGTGCTGGTGCTAGAATTACTATTGAGATTGGATATGCACATTATTACCTTCGTAAACAATATTTACCTGTTAAAGTAAATGAAGAAGGTGCTATACATATTGCAGACTTAGATAAAGTCCTCAAGTTTTTGAAAGCAACTAAGCGTGATGAAGTTATCTTCAGGCAGGTATCTCCAAAGAAACCATTACACTTAGAGGCTGGAGGTAACAAACTCCAACTACCTAGCACAGATGATATAGAGTCCGGTATTAAAGCAGTAGTGATAAGAAAGTTCCTCAAGAAATGCGAAGAGAGTGGTTGGTCTGAACTTGGTGATATGTCACTAAGCACACACTCAACTATACCTACACATGATTTACTTTCGTTATCAGGAATGAAAACTTTAATTTCTAAAGATGCTCAATTTAAGTTGCGTATCCATTGTGGTGAAAATGAAATGGGTATAGTGGCTGGTAAAGCATCGAGTGGGCGTTTGTTTTCAACTGTTGAAGCGACTGATACTGATGGCCCTGCTACTACTGTAGAATCATATTTTGGAGAATGGTTACCGACATGTTTGAATTTCCTTGATGATGGGATTACACGTATGCATTTAGGAATCCAAACTCCTGTTATATTTGAGCAAGACAACACACTTCTATTCATCTTAGACGAGAGTGATGACTGATGATAATCGACTGGTTTTCGGATTTCTTCGATGACCCGCCTGTAATCTATGAGCGCACTCGTGGGTCTGATGGTGTATTACATGAGAGATACATCATGGAAGGAGATGATGATTATGTCAAGCCATCTTGTTGGGTTGCTGAGAATGCTCCTAAATGGATAATGAGTAGACTGAAGGCATACAATGCTACTGTTCATCCTGAGATTAAAGCAAAGGGAATAGATGGAAAAACAATACTGAAAGTAACTGTTGACCATCCCAATACACTTTGGCAAATAAAAGATAAATGTCCGAAGTGGACTTATGAGGCTGATTTAAATTACCTCGACCAAATCCTACTCACTAATTATCCTGATAAACTCCCTGAGTTCAAACCACGTATATGGTATTTTGACCTTGAATGGGATACAGGTGATGAAGACTTCACTACTGTAATGGCTGTCTCTGATTCATTCAGTCCACACCCTGTCGTGTTCGCATGGAGTCAGGCAAGCATCCGTGACACCATCACAAAGAACACATGGGTCGATAGGTATGGAGGTTACGAACTTCGTCTTTATCCTAATGAAGACAGGATGCATGATGGCTTCCTTGACTATCTCGATGAGTGTAATCCTGACATCTTAGTTGCTCACGCTATTGCATGGGCTGACCTGCCTCATCTTTACAGACGACTAGGAGCGCAACGTGACCGTCTCTCTCCGGTAAATCATTTCCACCCTCCTCCAAAGACTAGAGGTGCTTATCGCACTACAGCGCAGCCCATAAAGGGACGATTGATATTTGATACTGCTGCTCAGTGGACTGATGGAAGTGGTTTTGAATCTATATGGCAGAAGTCAGGTAGAGGGCAAGCACAATCAAGGAAGTTAGAATGGTTCGCTACTGCTCTCGGGCTTGGTGAAAAATTAACAAGTAAAATAGATGGTATGACTGTCCACAATGGATGGAGAGACTACTGGCAGGATTTCGTTGATTACTGTTTAGTGGATACTACACTACTTAGAAACTGCGATGAGAAGTTGAATTGTATATCATATCACATCGCTATGCAACAGTTAGCAGGTGTTTCCTTTGGAAGCACTCACAAAGTAAGTCGTTACTTTAGAGGGTTGATTGGGAGAAGGACTGACCTAAAGGCTCCATCATCTTACATTCAAGAAAGACCAGAGTTACAGGCTGCATGGGTAATGCCTCCTGTTCCGGGTCGTCATGAAAACGTTGCACTGAAAGACTTTGCATCTCTATATCCTAATATTATTACAAGTGCTAATCTATGTTATACGACACTAGTTGATGAACCCGGAGATAATATTTTAACAGTGAAAGTTCCACCAAAGTTAGATGACAAAGGGACCGCTATGCCGGGGACTGGTGGGACATTCCACTGGAAACAGGATGAGGAAGGTATACTACCGTCAGTGGTCAAAGAGATGCTTGCATTGAGGAAGCACTACAAGAAACTCATGAATGAGGCTGATGACCCTGATGAGAAACTCGGATTCAATATGTTACAGATGGCTGTTAAAGTTGCTGTCAATGCTATCTATGGGCTTACAGGTAGTAAGAAGGTAGCAGGGCAATGGGGTAGTTACGCAATAGCGCAATGTATCACTTATCTTGGTAGAGAAGCAATCACTATGTTAGTGGATGAAAGTGAGAAGCGTGGTTATAGAGCACTTGCCGGTCACACTGATTCAGTCTATGTTCAAGTCCCCTTCGACGAAGCAGAGGAATTATGCGAAACACTTACCGATATCGCACAGAATAAAATGAATCTACCATACCTTGATGTAGAGTTTGAAGCCTTCTTCCCGTATTGGTTTACTGCTGCTACTAAGAATAGAAACTTTGGAATTAAGTCATGGCCTCCTGAGGATAAAGGTGACATGAAAGTTACAGGGTTTGAAATGAAAGCAGCAAATGCTCCTCCACTTAGTAAGAACGTTCAGCGTGAAATTTTTACTATGATATGTAACGGGGCAGAAGAAAAGGAAGTTTTTAATAAAATAAGACCTATAGTAAAACAAGTCTACGCTGGAGATTGCGAGATAGATGACGTTGCTGCCTATGGACGTATACAGAAAGAACTCAAGGAATACGATAAGGTCGTGCCTAATACTGTAAAGGCTGCGAGATATTCTAATAAGTTCCTTGGCACTGAATATGAGAAGGGTGAAAGTATAAAGTGGCTTTTCATTGATGGGGTTCCTGAAGGTCAACCGCAGTGTAACGTTATCGCTTTCGATGAAATAGAACAACTTGATGGGTATGTCATAGACTGGCCGAACTGTGTAACTAAATGGATAACTGCGAAGTTAAAACTTGTTTATGAAACATTAGATTGGGATGTAGATAGATTAACAGTGAAAAGAATACCAAGAACATTTGAATCGTTAATGGGTGATACAGTATGAGTGCAATTGAAGATGAAGTATGTAAGAAAATTAAAACCCGCTCTGAAGTAGGTAAGGAGAAATACGGTGTAACTATGGAAGAAGAGGTTCTTTCTATACGTCAGTGGTTAGTCCATCTACAGGAAGAGTTAATGGATGCGGCTGTATATGTCGAGAAGTTACTGGGGATGGTAGAATGAGATGGAATCCATCAGGTGATGATAGTCGTCAAAAGATTGATGATTACTTAGAAAAGACAGGTAATAACAAAGAGGCAGAGTCATACAAGAAAAGTAAGTATGATTGGAATCCTAAAGTAGACCAAGATAAAATTCTACGTGTAACCAAATCAAGTTACGGCACTTTCAACTGGTGTGCCCATCAATACTATCTTGAGAAGTTCAAGGGTCTAAGAGGAGAGGAGCAACCTCACCATGTTAGAGGCAAGAACGTTCACGATATGGCCGAGTGGTTTTGGAATAACTTCACACTGAAAGATAGTGTACTAAAATTAATTGAACAAAATAATATTGACGATGCCATGGAACTAATGCATAGTGCAGTACCGTCTCCACCTGAGCCATACATGTATGGTGAAGAAGAACAAATCACTCAGTGGGTCAACTGGCAATTTTATAGACTGGTCCATTCAAAAGGGGTCAACTGGGAGCCTGTTGCGGTGGAGCCTAATATACAGGCTTCACGATATGTAGAGGTAGATGGAGAGTTTATCCCTATTCATATGAATGGATTTATCGATAGTATATTCGCTACAGATGAAGGTGGTTTTGCACCTATGGAATTGAAGACTGGTAAATATAAGGCTAGAAGTAAAGTTCCTTCAATGCGCAAAGAATTAGGATTCTACAAAATGATGATTGAGCATAGTCCTCACCAAGAGTTCCTCCCGGTAACTAATTGGGGTTGGGAGTTCCCGGGTGGGGGTATGGCTGATGGAGAAGGCCCTACCATCTTCTATGAAGATGCAAAGAAGGGTGGTAAATACGCTTTAAGAAGTGTCGAGAAGGGTTTAGTTAAACTAGTAAAGGCACACTTAGAAATGGATTTCGCACCAAGTCCATGGCTTGGAAAGAAGAAGGAAGGGGAGACAATCGAAGAGATGCTTGCGAACAATCGTATGAAATGTTCGTGGTGCGACCATGTAGAACATTGTTCTTTTTGGTCGATAACAGATGAATTCCTTGATGAAATAATGGAGGATTAAAAATGAAAATAAAAATAAAATTGATGGAAATGTATGTAAATGCTGTAATGGATAGAGAAGAATATATTGTAGAACTGAAGAAAGGCACTGGTTTTAGAGGTGGCTCAAAGGTTTTCAATAGGGTAGTTGGTAGACAAACTACACTGAATGAGTTCGTAGATTTAGAAAACGAACCAGAAATTAGTTTGCCTAAGAATATAATTTATTACCTAAACCCTGCTCATTTATTAGATGATAAAATATTAGAAACGGTAAATATAATTGTAAAAGATATTAACTCATACCTATATACTCAAAGGTGATACAGTGTCGTTTATACCCCTAGACTTCCCAAGGGAAGTTCTTGAAATCAAAAGTAATGGTGGTAGGGGTTGGCGTAGGCTTGTAAAATCTTCAGACGAATTAGAAAGGTATTGGCGAGGTAAATCTGGAAGTGGTAATGTATACTTTACCGCTTATGGTTTCACTAATACCGAAGCACCAAAACACCATCGGGTAGATTACAATACTCCTAAGATTCATCACTTTGTAATGGATTTCGATTGTAAAGATTTCAAGAGTAATGGTAAAGATGTTCCTTTCGATGTTCCTCATAAAGAGGTTACTAAGTTACATAAAATGTTTTTGAAGGAGAATATCTTACACTATGTCTGGTTTAGTGGTGGTGGTTTTCATGTATGGGTTCCGATATCAAAAACGCTTAATCCTAAAAACGGTAACGAACTTTCAAGAATAAAGTATTCAGGAAGATTACTAATTAATGCATGGGATAAGAAACTCGGTGGATTGAGATGTAACGACCCAACGGTTGCATTTGATACAAGTGGTATGATAAGAATACCTAACTCTTACAATGCTAAAAGAGAGTGCTGGTCCATACCCTTGGAGAGTAAAGATATCATCGAAGGGGATTATGATTACTTCATGGATAAAGCACAGGAAGCCTCATCGGGTTACATACCGATTGGTCATAACACTCTTGAATTTGAAGTAATCAAAAATCGTTTTATGAATGTCAATGATATCAAACCTGTTTATATCCCACCTGTCTCTTTTGAAAATCTTCATATCTTACCTTGCCTCGCTCAAGCAGCGTTAGGAGAGGGAAATCCAATTCATAGAGCAAGGTATCATCTAGCATCATACTTAGCGGATAGACTCCGTATGTTCTTCCCTGCTATACGTGTAAGTGATGTAGAAAAGAAAAAACATGTTGAACAGATAAGTAATTTTTGTGCTAGTCAAGGATGGGTGGATTACAAAAAAGAAAAAACAATTGAACAGGTTGAAAGCATAGTAACCAAAGGATACCCCCATGCGTCATGCTCTACTCTATACACTGAAGGTTTCTGTATAGGTAAGTGTCAATATTACGACGGAAGTATGGGGACTGAGGGGGTTTAATTATGCCAATAAATTGCGAAGTATGTGGTGGGAGATTAAAATCTACTCAGAGATTAAAACGTGCAATGGAGGCTGATGAAGGTTATTTAATCATCTGCACGATTTGTAGAAGTAATGCTAAAGAGTTACTTAATGATGATTACAGATGTACGAATGTCCGTGTAGGCGGGGATAAATGTAAAGCATTTAGATTCAGTAAAAAATCAGACTTATGTAGATACCATTGGGGGAAAGAAAATGCCTAAATACCCAGATTTAATTATAGATAGTAATGAAAGAGGTTCACTATGTGAATCTATAGAAAGACGTGCTAAGAAAGCAGGTATGTATGTAGTAAGACAGAACCTAATTGTAGGTGACTATCTTTTAGGTGGAGCATTGGTCGAAGCGAAATCCATTTCCGACTTATTCCAATCATCACATTCAGGTCATCTATGGCGACAGTTGGATAACATGGATGCAAACTTTGAAAGATTCTTTTTAGTTGTCCACGGAACTGTAGAAAAATATGTAGCAATAGCAAGAAAGAACGGGAACAACTTATCATATTCAAAAATTCAAAACGAACTTACTGGAACACTCGCACGTGTAATGAGTGACTTTGATTGTCAGATTTTCTTTACATCGAATACAAGTGAGGCCGCTCAGTTTGTAGTAAAGTTACACGAGAAGATACACAAACCAGCGAGTAAACACGGAGCACAATCCCTACGTAGGGTAGCGAGTAATGATTTACGATTAGATATGCTAATGACTGTACCGGGTATTGGTAGAGAAATCGCAGAAAGGATACTTGAAAAATGCGGTAGTATAGAGGAGATGTGTTTCCCTGAATCACTAAAACAAATAAAAGGTTTAGGTGATGTCAGAAGAAAATTAATTGTTAAAATACTTACAAGTGAAGAGCCTGTTAAACAGGAAAGAAGGAAGAAGTGAAATTAATGATATATAAACCAATAAAGAGAAAGAGAGTGTGATACCATGAAAGCAATAAATTACCAAGCAGTACAGAATTTCCCAATACTTGAAGCATACCTACAACACTTCTCCCGCACCTCGATGAAAAACGAGATACCCGGATTACTTTCATTCTTCTTTATACAAGGTCAAGTTCTCTTACCGTATGTAAGAATCCCAACAGGTGATTCACATCTCGATTCAAGAGTTCACGTGTTTTGGATTCAACCGAGCAGAACTGGTAAATCTATCGCTTGGGATTTCATTGGAGATATCATGAAGTCCATTGAAGTGCCTTACGACATGTTCTCTTCTGGCACTGATGCAGGTCTTATCGGTTCCTTACAACCCGTATTAGATGAGCACAATAAACCTACTAACGAATTAGAAACAGTCCCGGGTCTTCTTGCTGGGAGAAAAGGTATCAACTTCGATGAAGGCTCTATACTTCTTAATCCTAACAAGCACAGTCAAGAAACTGTATTGTATCTTCAAACTGCCTGTAACGCAATAGGTAGCGGAGGTAACATCTTAGTAAAACATATGAAAGGGGACAAAGTAGAATGTGAATCTTTAGTTTCTCTTTGGATAACTACGTATCCACCTAAGGGGGTTAAAGAGTATGTATTAACAAAAGGTATCTTTCAAAGAGTTCTACTGTACTGGTCGCATTGGGATATGGATATGCGACAAGAAGTAAGTAACAAGAGGCTTGGAACATTCTTAAAGAAATCTAAACATTTAGACTTGACAAGAGATGACATAGTTGATTACTTTAAGACTACAGAAAAAAGGGTTCGTGACCGTCTGTTAAACTTGAGTGAAACCTCTTGGACTGAGTGGTGTGAGATGGGTCGTGAGGGTCAGGAAGATATCGCACAACAATACATGTGGGATATGTTTACAGCAGGACCAAATTACTCCACTGCGTTATACCAAGCATCTGATGAAATTTTTGAAAGGCTGAAGAATATGGATGCGAGTATGTCAGAAATCGTGGCATCGTTTACACCAGCCATAGAAAATTATCTTGGTATATTTTCAGTTCACTTTGCAGTGTTAGATGAAAAATGGGAAGTTTCAGATAGACACGTGGATATGTCTAAAGAAATTCTATTAGACTTATTCGATAATATGATTTCATGGCTTGAAGATTCAGTAGAGATAGGCGGTAACAAAGCCAAAGAGTCTAAGATAATTGATGAATTGGTTCACGCCTATAGCAGTTGCACTGAGTATGAGTTGGAAGGTCATGGGGATGGATGGCGAAGGAAGTCCGCTATGATAAACCAGTATACTAACATCACTGGTGTATCGAAAAGCACCGCTGATAGACATTTCAAAGATTACAAAGCAAAACTATTCAAAAGCAGAAAGAGTGGGAAGCGTGTCTTTTTAAGGCGAATAGGCACCAAGTGATTAGAGAGGGTGAAATATGAAGTGTAAAAAACCGTTAGTCCATAGACCTGAGTTTGAAGGTAAGCATGACTGTAAGCATTGTAAACGTGAAGAACTAAAAAAGTGGAGGGTTGTATTTGAGTGACATACTATCATTAGATATTGAAACTTCTAACTACTCTTGGGAAATAGGTGGATGGGATAAAACCGCTTCATTCGATACTTCAGTTGTGGCTACATGGGATGGGGACAAAGGCACAGTATATTGTAACAAGGCACTTGATATCGATGCAACTGTTAAGGCGCTACATCCAAAAACATTGGGTGACGACTTATTAGAACATGTCAATAAGGGTGGTAAAATCATTGGACATAACATCAAAGGATTCGACCTTCCTGTTTTACGAGACTCGTTAGATTGTTGGACGGCGGGAGATTTGCTAGGGAAAAAAGATAGCATAATAGATACAAGATTACTTACACAGAAAGCATCGTTACCATACGGCCCTGTAGTGACTAACTTAGGTATGCTAGTAAAGACCACTTTAGAGGACAATAAATTAATGAATAGCGAAGATGCGCCGGTAGCATGGAGGGCCGGTAAATACGACGAGGTGGCAAAGTATTGCTTAAGCGATGCTCGTCTAACTTACGACTTTTACAACTTTGGTAAGAGTGAAGGTTTTATTCAAACAAGAAATTTAGAAACAGGAGAAATAATAAAAATAGAGGTTGATTGGAAATGACAGAAATTGAAAGTACAAAAAGTAAAGCGCAGACGCATAATATAAAAGCGGCGAAGACAATAGCGGAGACTGTAAAATCTACGTTAGGACCGATGGGGATGGATAAACTAATGATGGATGGTGGAGGTAATGTCATTGTCACAAATGACGGTGCAACTATTCTCCGTGAACTTGATGTCTCTCACCCCGGCGGTAAGATGATAGTCGAGGTTGCTAAAACTCAAGAGAGTTTATGCTATGACGGTACGACAAGCACTGTCATACTTGCAGGTCAATTATTAGCCAACAGTGAGTCTCTGTTTGAAAAGGGTCTACACCCAAATGTCATTTGCCGTGGTTACTATGAAGCAACACAAATGGCAATAAAATACCTAGCAGAAAACATTACCATTGAAAGTAATAACCGTGAAGATTTAGTAGCCATTGCGAAAACTGCTATCACTGGTAAGACATTAGAGAACGCTATTGATGATGTAGCAGAACTCTGTGTCGCTGCGGTAGAGAAGGCAGGAGATGCTGAGTCGGTGAAGGTAGTATCTTTCCCGGGTGATTCAATCGAAGATTCTTTCCTACACGAAGGGTGTGTTGTCAACAAGGACTATGTGTTGGAAGGCGATGACAAATATGAAAACCTAATTCTAATCAATACAGGATTGGAAAATGAAAAAACTGAAGAAAACATTTCACTACAGATGAACCCTGATTCATTCCAAAGTTACAAAGCGTCGAGTAAGACCGGTTTAATCGATACAGCAAAGCGTATTGTAACTATGCTTCCCAAGGGCGGAGTGGTATTTGTAAGGGATAATGTAAATGATTACGTATGTTCCTACCTAAAGAAGAATAATATTATGGTAGTAAGACGAGTTCCTGAATCAACACTACGTTCATTATCACGTGTAAGTGATGCACCTATATTCCAAACTCCTGAAGAAGTCGAGTTCGCTGCACCAGTTACCGTAAATAGAGAACGTCATAGTGATGTATGGTATTTATTTGTTAGTGGTGAAAAAGAAAGCAGTGTCGCAACCCTCATACTAAGAGGTGCTACGACACATACACTTGAAGAAGTAGAGAGAGGATTTGACGATGCCCTTGGAGTAGTTTCATTGGTAATGAATTCAAAGGAATATGTAATCGGTGGAGGAAACTCCTATGCACGTATGTCAGCGCACCTACGTCAACACGCAGCAAAGATAGGTGGTAGAGCGCAAATGGCTATTGAAGCCTTCTCTGATGCCTTAGAAATCATTCCTGCTACCATTGCTGAGAATGCTGGTCATGACCCCTTGGATGTCGTCCTCGCTATGAGACACGAAATCCTCCAAGGTAACTTAGAGATTGGACCCGATGTAGATAACGGCGGAGTTTGTAACATGCTAGAGAAAGGGGTTATAGAACCTACATCTTTAGTAAAACAAGCAGTGCAAAGTGCTAGTGAAGTTACCAATTCAGTTCTAAGAATTGATGATATCATTGCAAGAAGACCATCACAATAACTGTGAAAGTAATGGGGCCTCATCATGGGGAGACTTATAGACAAGTTGAAGGTAAAATGTAGAGCATGTACGCACTGGCATATCGCCCGTCGTATATCTGCACGTTATCTCGATGATGAAAGAGAACGTTTTACATTGTTGCAGTGTCGTAAGTGTGGCCATTTCTGGCAAGACTCAGCGATGAAGTAATCAACCTGCTGCTTGCCAATAAATTACTTTCAGAGGAATACGAACCCTAATGTAAATGTAGCAGCACTACTACCACCACTATTAGTAGCAGTAACTTGTAATTCATATTCTGCCGTATCCCCAAAATTTGCTCTATCGTTTATAGTGAAATTAGCCCCAGTCCAATTTTGAGTAGAAGGTGGTGTTGGGGTAGAAGAAGTTACTAATCCAGCACTATTATCATTTACAGTTATAGCCCATTGCCAAGAAGTAGGTGTTCCTCCACCAGTAGTATCTCCATAAGCACTTATAGAAACAGTATTTCCTGCCGACCATGCGACCGCTAAATATTCTTCGGTAATGATTTGTCCACTTGCACCACCAGTTCCTGTGAAACTTACTTGGTCAGCATTTCCACCTGAATCTTCTACTCTTGCGCCACTAGGAGCGGCAACAGCAGCAGCAGCAGTCGTAGCCACACTACCGAACCCTAACATGGTATAACCGAAAGAAGACATCAGACATCATTCCCTGCATCCGTGGTATAGTATAGTTTGATGCCGAGTAATCTTGCATCTTCGGCGGCAGTATCATTACTGTCATCATGAACCCTTGAGATTTGGAAGAATGTCAAATCTTCTGCGGCTGGTGTGCCTGCGATAGTCATTGCGGAACTTTCAGCAGTTACCATCAATTCATTCGCCGCTCCTTGGTTTGCATCATCAACTACAATTTGTGTACCAAAGGCGAGATTAATTGTTTCGTTATCATTCATACCACATGCTCGCAATCCCCAAGAGACACCATCAGTGTCAGTGGCGGTTGAACACCAATATGCTTTGAATGTCACTGTTCCTTCATTCCATGATTTAGGGAATGCGACTGTAAATTGGGCAGACTCGGTGGCTCCATCATCAAAATCTAAACACTTTAATTCAGGGCCGTTTGATAACTCAACTTGAGTTAAGGCAGAACAACCGGAAGTGGTGTTAGGATACATAGCAGCCGCAGGAATCCACATAGTTCGCTTACCACTTTTAAGAAAAATCGTATCTGTTCCAGCACCATCAATCATGTGTAGTTCATTATCTGCATTGGTGTATAATTGTCCTCTATCAGCAGTATTTGATGGTGCACTTATTTCATCTAAAGATAATGCTCCTTCAAGGGATAGTGCTGCGTTACTATCGGGGCTTGTAGTCCCTATACCAACTCTACCTGCACCATTTATACGCATACGCTCAACTGGCTCAGAGCCTTCACCACCTTCTGAACCGTCATGCGTTCCAAATGTCATATAGCCGCCTTGACCGCTGCCCTGATATGAAAATGACTTTATGTTAGTTACGACAGTAGGGCCATCACCATTACTATCAGCGTTATGAGCCTCTATTCCACCAATTAAATTATTTGCCCCATCTTGACCTGAGCCACTTAATCTAAGCATAGGCCCATCGTCTTCAGTAAGGTTTTTTATTTCCAAAAGTGTTTGTGGAATAGCAGTTCCTATACCAACTTTACCATCAGATTTAATTCTCATTTTTTCAGTAGCAGTTTCACTCGCTCCTGTTTTTAAAAGTAAATCTGTTGCATTTACAGTATCGCTAAATGTACCAGTTGCTAGTGCTTGAATAGATGCACCCACTAAATCCGAATCCGCCCCCGTATCTAACGGGGCTTGAAAGTTAATTTGACCTAATACATCATTTGCTACAACACTTGGTTCCTTCGTTGATAAAGTTAATACTGCTCCTGTGGTAGTTAAACCGTCTTGTATTTCTAAAGATGATGAAGGAGTCCCAGTCCCAATACCTACTCGATAATTAGTAGCATCTGTTCTGAGCAGGTTATCGGCAGTATCACCTTCAACCCTAAAGTCGATATTATGTTGTGTATCGTTTATGACTACTTGGCTAGTTCCTGCTCTAAGACGGACAAACTCACTAAGAGTTCCTGCTTTTATAATATTAAAAGTCATATTTCCGTCTTCTGTTCCATCGGAAACATCATCCATCCCACCTTGTATGGTAGCATATTCAACGTCTTGAGTATTATCGTTTTCTCCTCTAAATTTAATCTCTCCTATTAATTCATTATCTAGTGGAGTATCGCTACCATTTCTGTATAAAATTAAATTAGGAGCATGAGTAGAAGCATTATCCGCAGTGCTTTCAATTGTAAGTGCATCACCAACTCCACTTGTAGTAATATGAATTTCTGATGCTTCTAAAACTCCATCATTTACTCTTACAAATGTTGGGTCAGAAGCGTGACTTACAGTACAAACAAATCTCCCATATCCACCTGCACTCACTGTTGAAGTTGTTGAGTTAGTAAGAGCAAAAGTTAAGTCATTACTTGCATGAAGATTTCCTATTTCTATAACATAACCAGCAGGGAAAGAACCACTGGTAGTTACTGCACCACTACCACCGGGTGTTAAAATCAGTATATTGGCATCAGCAGAAGTTATGTCGATACTCGTTGCGGTGCTTGTAAGTATTCTATCAAAAACAGACCTAGTGTATCTTGCAGCGTTGGTAGCACTATAATACAAAACATCCTTTTGATTATCACCAGCAGTTGTACTACTTATTTGGGAACCATGTGTTTGCCATAAAGCACCAAATCTTGAGCCGGTAAAATCACCAGCCTCATCTCCACCACCATGTAAATTATCAAGTTCAGTATGTAAATCAACAGGTGCGTTTGCTGCCCCAACTGCACCAGTGGTGACAGGTGAAAAGTAAAGCGGGGAAGGGCGCACGAATGCTCTTTTATCGTTGATTTCTGTTATACTTACCTTTAAGTTTCCTCCACCAGAAGAATATACAACTCGTAATACAGCAAGAACTACACTTTGTTTTACAGTTAAAGAACCGTTAGGAAAATTCAAAAATGAACTCGGAGCAGATGGGTAAGTGTTTGCAGCAGCCGTTACCGGAGAACCTAATTCCCAGTATATATTATTAGCATCGCCACCATCACTCGATACATATACTACTACAAGTGCTTCTTGTCCTGATGTTAAAGCAGACGGACTACCTGTTTTATGATTACTTGATGACGTGATATCTATATCAGCAGAACTTCCCGGGCCACCAGCGAATGCATATAGTAATCCATCAATTACTGCATGACCGCCTGTAACTGTAAATGTGTAAGTATTTGTAACTTGTTCGCATATACCGGGCAAATTTTCAGGTACACTTCTATTAGTTGCACCATTTGCTGTGTCTTCTTCAAGTATAACTCCGTTACCGTGAACACCCTCAAGGATATTTGTTAGTGTGGGTGAAACTATATGGTCACCATCGGCCAAACCATCTACAGCACTCGCAGTGCCGCTTAACGCAGCCAAGTTATGGTTAGTGTGACCGGATAAAGGATTACCTGTCATCATGCCACCTCAATAAGAATCTCTATTTTAACTTCGTTATTTTCACTCTTAAGGAATTCCTTAGTAGTATATCGAGCAACAGGAGTGAAACTATCACTACCACGATATTGAATATAGACTTCTTTTATATTTTCTGTAAATGAATTTGCCCTCTCTAATTTTGCTTCTACGAGTAAAGTGCTGTCATCTACTATGGTAGTTTTTGGAGTTAAAGTAACAGCCGGACGACCTGCTGAACCATCATCAGATGTTGCAGGTGTCCCGTCAAAACCTACGATAACTTCGTTTATATTGTCTGCTATTGTTTGTAAAAGCACTCTTCTTATTCTATTAGATAATGGCATATTAATACCTCATTTCCTGTTTTTTAATCGTCCCAATGGTTAAACCGTTCTTTCCTATTACACCTCTTGACGGATAACCGCCAATCAAAAACGCATCTTCACCAATCTCTCTCACTCGATAACTTGAATAAATGTTTACCTTTATACTACCAAACATTGCTATGTTTTCTTCTTTATTTTGAATGTATGTTGAAGGACTTACAGTATTATTTTCAAATACGACGCCTTCCTCTACACCTTGTAGTATACCTTCTAATCCTACATCGATACTTAATAATGAAACATCACTCATTTTAGTTGTTACGTTATGTTTTATTTCACTAACAACATATTGCCTGTTACCATAGTTCACCGCCATACCTGCTCTTACCGGTAATAGATTGTAATGTCCTGTACTTTGTATTGCACCTTGTTCTAAAGAATAACTACGTAAAACCTGCCGTGCTACTCTTCTTGCAGCAAGTGAACTTCTTACAGTCATATCTGTAATAACTCCTGATGCCTCTCTGACTTCACCATTTACACCGCTTTGACTTTCAGTATCATCTAAAGTGACAACTACATTATCATTCAAGGAAAGCGGTAATCCTTGCACCGTAACTCTATTGGGTGTATTAGTTATCTTATCCGCACTTTGCCCTCCAAATCTTAAGTTAGGATTTATTGTATATGGGCTTTCTGAAAAATTAATTGGGACATATAGTAAATTACCAAATCTATCAACCATAACCATTCTTCCATCGTGCCTCGATAAAAATCGTAGTGCTGTCATGATATTGACATTATGGAAATCTTGCCCTATGAACCTCGTCGAATGATGTTTTCTTGCAGTAGAATTCGCTGTGCTACTTAGACTTCTTCCTATGTTAGCGCTATTTATTCCACCACTTACTGTTTGAACTATCTTAATAGCAAAATCACTTGTTCTTAATCCTACATCACT